TCCTAGGACGCTAGTCGCTATTGGAATTTTTCATATTAAACCGACCGGCCTTAAGTTCATCAATCAAACCATTCAGTGTTTGAATTCTTTCTTCACGTTCCCCTATATACTTTTTAGCAGCCTCAATATATTCACGTTTAGCTAAAAGATCTTCCTCTGTTCCCCTTATTTTTGTAGAGGCAGCATCAACCCTCTCATAGGCCGCTTTCACTTCATTCTCAAGCTTACCAATACTCTTTTCTACATCAGCCTTTTTAGCCATTGTATTCCTTATTGCATTCTTCTCAAACATACTTTTTGCATTTTCCTTCATTGTAGAAGATAATACAGACGAGAATAAACGCAGTTTTTCTAAACTTTCTTTCTTTGTCGCTGCAGCCTCCTGTGCAGTCGTTTTCTCGTTTCTTTCCTTGGCAAGCCTTTTATCAAGAGAGTCTATGTCTTTTTCGGATCGTCGAATTGCATCATTTGCACGAGATATTTCATCCTTGTATACTTCAATCTCTGCATCATGCGTTTGTATCTCCTCCTTATACTTAATAAGAAGGGCCTCACGTTTTGCTTTACTTCTTGCTTCAGTTGCAAGTCTAGCAGTGGCCGCCTCTTCTTCACGAAGACGATTTAATTCTGCTTGAGCCGCCTCTCTTCTTCTTGTTTCGTCTGCAACACGCGCAGCTTCCGCAACACGAGCTTCTTCTGCAGCACGCGCGGCAGCTTCAGCTTCCTCTTCTGCTCTCTTTGCAGCTGCAGCCGCCACCTCAGCTCTCTTTCTATCTCTCTCTTCTATCTCCTTTTTACGTTCCATACGTTTCTTCATTTCTTTGACTTCGCGCTCAGCCCTATTTGCAGCAGTCTCTCGATAGCGCATTGTTGTAAAAGCCCTTTTAATCCTGTTTCTTAAACTAAAATTCTTTCTTAAATTCGTTCTGTTCTTACGTGTACCTGTTCCTTTCTTAGCAGGAAGTAATCCACGATTCACAGTATTTGCACGAAAGACAAGAGGGGGTCCAGGTGGCAAGACAGGAACAGCCTTTCCCCATAGTTGACCAGGTGCAAATGGTTGAGGAGGCGGTCCTTGATTATATTGTATTGGATTAAAGCCAATACCGGCCATTTATTCTTAGGTGATATTTAAAACGCACCCCCCCCGAAAAATTGAAACTTCACCTTGCAATCTCCCATGTACAATGGTGTTTGAGTATAGTAAGAATGAGAAGGGAGAGTTTGTTTGCCCAACTTGCAAGGTTACAAAGAAGAAGCAGAATACAATGCACTATCATATGAAGAGGCATGAGGGAAATTTACCCTTCGAATGTAGCCATTGTAAGAAGCAATTCCAATTCCAGCAAACACTGGATCTGCACCTTCAGGCCAAGCATCGGGAAGAGGTTGTAAAGAAGCCTACACTCAAGTGTCCAGTCGATGGCTGTTCATTTGAGAGTTTAACAGAGGGAAACCGGAGGATCCACTTTCTGAGGAAGCACTGTATTGAGGAGGTCTCAAAGATTCTTACACGTAATGACACAACATATTCATGTAGTTCGTGTAAGCTCACCTTTCAGTCGAGTACCGCCTTTCATTATCATGCTGCTTCTTGTGTATCATTGGATACAGCAAAGCAGAATTATATGAATAGGATTTATTGATTACTTCTCGGTGAATGTCTGTAGCTCATTCACGATACTATACAGATGGTATCCGAGGGCCGCAAACGTGGCCATCAAGAGAAGCTCATAACCGGCGCGCGGCGTCTTTTTTCCGTTGTAGCCGATGTAGATGAGAAGAGGTGCAACAATCAGTACGTGGAAGATATTCACCCATGCGAAGGTGGAACCGACCATAAGACGAATCACAGACTTGTATGCGTGGTAAAATAAGATGATGCCGCCAAGGGCAAGCAGAACCTTGTACAACCATTCCTCCGTGGCGGCTCTCTGAAATGCAACATATCCAAAAAGAGGGACGACGAGTAGTATATGGAAAAGCGCTATGATCACGTGACTATTCATTCTTCTTTAAGGTGGAATTTTTTCTTCAGGAGCAAGTCTGCATGTTCAATGGAACCCTCCACCCACCCCTGGCGTTCGCTGAAGGATTCTCCGCAGACATAAATGCCAGGATACACCTTCGGGAACGGCACAAGCGCCTTCTCAGACTCCTCTTTTACACTATATCCCCCAGGAAGCCAATAGGATACACCCTCTTTCCACTCATGTACTTTGAATAATAGGGGGTCGGGTATATCTTTCTCAGGAAAGAGGGCGCGAATCTCTTTCATCACCTCGGCCTCAGGATCTTTTCCAGAAAAGGCCCTTGAGAACTTCGAGTCCGTATAGGAAATCATGATCACACCTTTAGAATCATTAATCGGTAGGATATACCGTATAGGCATAGGCGTAACAATACGAGGAAGGCCGTGAAACCACGATTTTCCGCCTCGCACAGGAAATACAGCATACATACGTGTAAGAGGCTCCATCTGTATTTTCTTCAGTGTAGTGAATCCCTTGAAGAAAGGTATAGAGCGCATTGCATTTGCATGCAGTGCACAAATGATCTTTTTCGCATGAATCTTTCGTGTAAGTCCTTCAGAGGTAAACTCTGCCCACCCCTTTCCTAGACCAGTGCATGTATACTGTGTAAGAATCACCGCGCCTCTCTCCACACATTCCGCCGCCATTTTTTCAGCAAGGGCTCCAAGGCCCTCTACGCAGACGGAGAAGCCTTCATGCGATTTCATTTCATTTGAGAATTCACGAAGCCCTTCATCTGCACGTAAATAGACAAGCTCGGAATGGTAGGGGAAACGGTCCATCCAACGTTGCGTTGCTTTCTTTCCGTGGATGGAGATGAGTAATTCTTCTAGAGTATGCTTTGCGAGTATATCGGATGGTAGAGCAAGAAGTGGTCCAAAGAGGATATCAAGGGAGGGCTCAAAGATATTCTTTTCTAACGGCGCAGAACCAGATTCTTTGTACATCAGGTCCCCGCTAATGGGTGCAGTATGAAGACCATACTCACGAAGAAGAGCATGGAGGCGTACATGAGAGTCTGAGATGCGCCCTGCGCCAATTTCCCACTGAACGGCAAGATCTCCAGGAAGAGTTTTATGATAGGTCGCCATACGTCCGCCCAAGACTTTGTAGTGTTCGCAAAGAACAAGGCGGAGGGACGGGTGAGCCTTTAGGAGTTGTCTGGCACAGTAAAGTCCTGCAATACCGCCTCCTATTATAAGTATATCATAAGGGTCCATTCCTCTCTTTTATTGTTTAAGAATTATCGTTGAACACTTAACACGGGATCCCTGTGCATGCCAATCAGATAGATCATAATTCTTTTGATACATGCTTAACATTGAAACTGGAACCCATTCAACAGCCCTGTGTTCGCTCGTATTGATACGTAAGGGACCCATCTCAATTGCAGTTGCAGTCCAATAGGGTCGTCGCCCCCAAAGATCAGGTTCGTCTGAACAGATGACGTAGTGATCCCCCTCCACAAGTCCAGTTTCCTCTTGAACTTCTCGGACAGCAGTTTCCCTCCAGGACGTATCGAATGCTTCCCTGTGTCCTTTCGGAAACCCCCAATTTCCAGATCCCAGATTCTGAACAAGTAATACAGTATCACCGTTCATAATCTGAACACCTGCACCCCTAAAACCAGTAATAAACTGAAGGAGCGCAGCGAACACAATTGGATTCATTTTATAGATACTGTGTGAATTTTACACCCTCATTTTCTCCGTGCGTACATGCTTTATAGTATTCTGTAGGAAGAGGCTTAACTGAATTCTGTGTGAGTCGTGAAAGAACCTTTGAACGTGACTCGACTGGACGAATCGTATGCATATCCCGTAGTATCTGCGGGTGTTTAATGTTTTCAGGTGGAAAATTACGGCGAATGATAAACCCTGCATAGATACGCGCATAATGATTCGCCTTTGCAAGATGATTACGAAGAATAATCTTCTTTTCAGTTAAACATGTATTACAGTCTAACTTAGATGGTGCATCGTCTACCCAACGATGATACATTTATATAGTATATTGCATTTAATTTAGGCCTTGCACCCATTCAACAATCTTAGTTGCATCAGAACTCTGAAGAGTTCCTACAACCTTCTTATTCTTCACGACGAGGAATGCCGGGATTGAGCGTACTCCACAGTATCCAGGAGTATAGTCATTCGCATCAATATCGCATTTTAGCCATGTAACATTCTTGAATGCAGAAAGAAGGGTATCCGTATTTACACGCTTGCAAGGGCCACACCAGCGAGCAGTAAACCAGATTACGACGAATCCGGGAAGGGGCTTCTCCCACTCCTTCAGTCCAATCAGGGCCTCAAAGTACTCCTGGCTTTCCAACTGCTCCATCTGATCTCCTAGATGAAATGCTCGTTATGAGCGAGACGCGGCGAGGGTAAATCCTGCAAGGGAAAGAAGGCCTAGTGTTCCAAGAAGAAAGGGATCTGCATAGGAGTAGGCTTCGCCGCCACCTCTTTGCACAGCTTGAGCTGGAGCGACTCCTGGAGCGGGCAAAGCTGCAGCGGGCAAAGCTGCAGCGGGCAAAGCGACCCCTGGAGAGGGCAAAGCGACCCCTGAAGAGGGCAAAGCGACCCCTGAAGAGGGCAGAGCTAGCGTAGGTAAAGGTGCGCCCATACCCTTTAACCATGAAGCCGGTCCATATTGCTGAAACAAATTTGCAATGATTGCACTTGAAAGAAGTCCCGCAAATGTAGTGGCCGTCGTTGCCATTTGCCCATACGGTGCAGGTTTTCCGATAAAAGATGCGCTAACTCCAGAAATGGTGATAGCAATAAATAAGTAGAGAATATTAATATAAAACATTGCGTTTGGATTCGGCGATACGATACCTGAAACTACACTAATCATATTTTTCCCGATTCCTGCTGATCCATAATAGGGAATATCAAGTCCCTCTGAAAAACCCTTCCCAATCTTTTCTTTATCAAACGCTTGAATAATATCGAATATCCACCATGCCCCAAGGGTGAGCGGATTCATCAGTATCTTTGCAAATCCAGTTTCGACACTACCCACTGCAAAATGATCTATTCCAAACAGTCCACCTAGTACAGTAAGTAGACGGTATTGTTCAAGTGTAACCCCTGTTTTTATAGGAGGAAGGCTCATTGCTACTTTAGTTAAACAGTAAAGACAAGGCCACCAAACCCATTTACAACACGGAAGACATTGTGATTCGTGGCATACACCGTCACGTGTGCATTTCCTCTTGGAGGAGACAGCTGCGTATCGGGGACCAGTGTAGCCTGTAAATGAATGCTATCAATACGAGATGCATTCATGCTTCCACTCGGCTGCAAGTCCTCGGGACGAAGGGCAAAGCTATAGGAATAAATGAATGTATCAAAGGGAATCACCGTATGGTGTTGCCACGGCTGTACAAGCCGGAAATATCCTGCATCGCGAACCTCGAACCGGTCCTGGCCGTCCAACTGGAAGGTTGCACTCGCCAATAAATCTGTGGGAGGATTTCCAGTCTCGTGTGTTGCAAGACTGCTGTAATTAAACCACTCGTGGTATTGCGCCATGATGGAACGCTGGAACACCCAGACAAACTCGCGAATAGGGTGATTAAACTCAATAGGCACGTTCACGCTTGTGGCATTGGCCGTGATTGATACCTGCGGTGTGTATTGAACCTGCTCAATCAGATACTCGTGGGTATTGCTCACGAACCGACGGCGCTCCTCTACATCGAGGTTCACATAGTCTCCCCACATCTGCATCGAAACGATCTTGGCCTGCTGTACCTGTGTAGTATCACAATTTGCAACGAGTGCTTGACTATAGAAGAGTTTCTGGAGAGGAGCAAGTGTTATATTGATACGAATAGGGTGATACTGAAGGGCAATCAGTGGTAAGAAGAGTCCAGGATTCTTATTGAACCAGAATCGTAAGGGAATATAGAGCTTCACGGGCCCATAGATATCGGGTGTAACAGAGGAAGACTTTCCTATCATGTTAAAAAATCCTGCCTTCTGGCTCTCCGTCGTGGTGAGGGAAGACCAGATCTCCATCCACTCTCCGTTCTGCCGATCAATCTCCTGCTCACCGACCTCAATACTGATTTCCTGGATAAGGGCATGTCCAATGGAATTGCAGTACGAAGCGGGGCTCCCATCTGTCCCCTTGAGTGCAGGAAGAGTAACCTCCAGAATAATTGGGCCCAGCAAGTCTCCGCGACGAGGAACAAGGCAGCTCAGACGCTTTCCGAAATCGGGATCTCCATCGAAGGTCATAGGCTGAGACTCAATCGCAAAGTTCGTGTAGCGGCGATACACCATTTTGAACCATGTAATTTGGGGATTGCCCGTTAAAAAAATATCCTGTTTTCCCATTGCGACAAGTTGAAGTAAACCACCTCCACCAGGCATTTCTATCTACCTTACATGAGTAGTTTTAGACCCGCGTATCTAACTTATTTAGATTCCTTCTAGTAAAGAGAGTATGGACCCATTTGCAGCAAGTGGAACTTCACCTATCTTCCGGAGTCTATTTGCAATAGATCCCATTACATATTTACCGATTTCGAGCCAATATACTTTGGTAACAGACGGACTCGGTGGAATCGTCTGGCAAGATCCGTTCGCCACTCTTTCCACCTTTTCTGCTACACGTGCTTCAGGGATTGATTATCTTCCTTCATCCATTTATTCTTTTTCAACCCAACTTCTTACTCTTTCCACGATTACAGGCACAACTTTTAGTAGCTTAGCGTATTCAATCGCCTCAGGGGGTATACCGGGTAGCATAACAAGTAATCAGCTTACCAGTACAGTGGCGGGAATCTACAATCCTCTATCCTATGTGTCTACTGGACATCTAACCAGTACTGTTGATAGTTTCATTGGTGGCCAATTCAGTTATTCTCTCAACGTTGTGAGTACAAATATAGGCCTCGCTACGTATGGATATGTTTCCACATCTCAGCTCACAAGCACCACCACATCTCTTGCAACTTCAATTGTGAGCAGTGTGGCAGGTCTCTCGGGTGTAGGGTACATCAGCACATCTCAGCTCACAAGTTCTCTCATAGGTCTCGGTACTCTCAGATATATTAGTGCAGCAACACTCAATTCAACAACTGCTGGTATCTATACAACTACAAACAGCACAAGAACAAGTTCCCTCATAGGCCTCGGTACATTCGGCTATGTCTCCACCTCTCAGCTCATAAGCACAGGATCAGGTCTCCTACGCAATGTAAGCGTGGACCGTGTTGGAAATCTCAACGTCTACAATAGTCAAGTTGTCGTTTCAAGCCTCACAAATTTTGCTTTCCTCAGCAGTTTCTACATGTCCTCACTGATCTATTCTGGAAACTCTGGCCCTATCACAGTCTCCACGTCTGCATCGATTGGTGGTGCTGCAACCGATGTGTATTTCTCCACAGCTCTTCTTAGATTCAGCGCTCACTCGAATTATATTATACCTTCTACGAAAATCACGCTCGACTATTACCCCAATTTTGTCTTCAGTTATATGAATAACACTGCGGCCACGAAAGTCTATCCGATCAGTACGATGGTTGTTCATGATAATATAAGAACAATAGGAAATACAAATAATGCATGGATGGTGGCGAATGGATTCACTGTAGGGCAGTCCAATTCCTATCAGGTCCCTATGAGAGTCTCATTAATGGGTGCAGATGTGATGAATACATATGATCAAGACTGTATGTTACTGCATCGCATCCCAAATAGTCTGGGGTATGGTATATCAGGTGGATTTCAAAGCCAAACTGTAAACCTATACACGACATCGACAAATAGTCTATATATTACAGTGCAAAATTTACCCATTGTAATATAACATCGTTATTATTTCTAGTTTAATTTAGGATCTCATACCGTCGTGACTAAAAAATAAGGAAGTTAAAACTTCCTTATTTTTTATGTCATACGACCAACTAACCGATGAATCTTAAAATTAAGAAAGCTCTTTGAGCTTCCTTAATTTTAAGTTCATATGGTAGTAGAATGAGCTCACTCTCACAAAGAGTATATGATTATGATACAACATTTATGAATCAAATAAATATAAAAGGCCCACAAAATACGATTATACCTTCACAACAGTGTTTAACTTCGGATGGTCAAGGAAATGCATTCTGGTCGACGGCAACCTTCTCCACTTTTATTCAAGGATCGACCAATACCTCCACATTTGGATTCAATAGAATTAGTTTTCCAAATGCAACCTATTCTTCCGACCTGAGTTATAATTCCTTCACATTCGGTGAAACAGATTATATTGGATTCACGCCTTCCTCCATGTATTCAAAGTCGTTTACAGAATTTGCCACTCCTACGCAATTCAGTTTAAGTAATGCTACGAATACTCTTCTTTCAACGGTAAGAAACTTTATTAACATTTCTAGTCTGTATGGTAGCTTTTCCATCTCGACCTTCTCAACAACAAATACAATTCTTCTTGAAAATACAAAAGCCTATAACCAGACCTTTGTTATTCAGTCAAATGTATCGGATCCAGTAAATAATATCTCCACACTCCCCTGGAATCAAACGATCTCCACACTCCAGTTTGCAGCCATTGGTGGTCTTTCTCTCTCGACAAACACTGGGCAAAATCTTATCGCTCTCCGTGTACAGAGTTTTACAAGCTCTGGATTTCGTCTCATGGAAATAACTGCTAGCACGATGTCTACAACGACAAATAACACTCTGAGGATGATCTCAAGTTATGTCTATATAACAAATTTCTCATCGGGTATATCAACAGGGACGGCGCAATCCTCTCTTTCAACCCTGATTGATTTTTATTCAAGTCTCATCAGCATTACTACACCTGGCCAAGGAACGCCCTTCTCCACCAATACGATGAATATGCTAGAGCGTGCCGCCCTTTCAACCGTGAATATTCTTTCCACAACTACCTATTCGAACTATACGTTTGCAACAACGTATTCAACCCTCTCTACCACAATTGGTATCCAACCCTCAACATTCACCGCAATGTTCTCATCGATTCTATCGAGCGTTGCTTTCCCAGGGTATCAATACTCTACGATGACAAGCGCCGTTTCAACGCAACTTTACACTATGCTTGTGCCCCAAACCATCGCATCGACAAATTCCATCCTTAGCCAGACTCTCTATACTCTCCCCTCAGGAGACACAGTGAAGAATCTATGCCAGACCCTTGTCGATATCTCAGGTGCAACATGGGGAAATATTGCGAATACGGTTCAGTCCACACAGTTCATCTCGTATAGTTCAAATGTTCTGCAAACTCTCAGCACAGCGGCCATCTCCCTTTCAACCTTTTCAACAACATTCCGCCTTCGATCAGGAAAACTCCTCTATTCCTCTGTAACCTACACTGTACTGAATCATATGGCAGTAGGCGGATCAACGCCCATGAAAAACGTATCCTCCTGCTACGATCTACAGTTTTCATCATGTTCTTTCTTCATCCAGCCATTCCTTCGTTACATCACATCCAATTCGAGGGTCTTTTTCGAGTATTCACCCAACTTCGCCTTCTCCAATACAGTACCATTCTCGAGCCTAGGTGTACGTCTTGGAGACAATGCCTATGAAGTCTCAAGCTTCTTTCAATATAACGAAGAGGTTATCAATGCAAGTGTAATTTCAGATACTGCAAATTATGTATTTAAGAATCCAGTGAACATACCCTTTTCGCAAAGCTATGCGCCCGTGATTCGTACACAAGTACCGACGGATTTCTTGTTAAGAAACAATTTAACCCCCTATGTGATGACTCATCAATTCAGAAATATTCTTCTGGAAATTCCTAGTACTCCCACATTCTCCCTTGTTCTTCCAAATCCTAAACGAGGAACGGTGAATGCAAATACCTCAAACATTGGCTTTACTGAAGATAACAGGATGTTCTATGATAGTGCACGTGTTCAAACACGAAACAACACTCCCGCCAGAAATGCACTCTTCATTACGATTTTAGATGCTAATTTTTAACCATTATCGAATTCTGAATAGTCCGTCCGCCTTATTATATTTTCGCGGAATCCAACGAATCTCTAACCAGTCCATATCCTTTACAGCGGCAAGTACATCCGTGTAATATTTAGCAACATAGCCTTGCGATGGTTTCCTTCCATTTACGAGGCAGTGTATCACGGAAAGATTATCATTTTCAACTTGTATACTTCCAACTTGATAGTCCTGTGACATCTGTATTCCATCTAAAATGGATGCCCATTCCGATTCATATGAGTTTTGATGTTGAAAATAGGTTTTCACAGATTTATAGACTTCACCTTCATCTTTAAGAAGACACGCAGTTCTAGAAATACGATCTGTATACCGAAAACTACCATCTGTTTGGAGTAAACCCACCACACTTGGCTTTACATGTACTTTTGAACCTAACAGGGTAAAGCGTTTCAGCAAGTGAGTTGACATATACTATGGGGATTCATTTTCTCTTGAATCTTAAAATTAAGGAAGCTCAATGAGCTCTCTTAATTTTAAGTTCATCTGGTAGAATGGCATCGAGCCGCAAATTTCTTGATACCGATATTATAACACTGAGAAAGATCTATATACGCGATCAATACAATTCGACGATCTCCGCATCCTCTGTCCTGATTAGCGATGGTGCTGGAGGGACATATTGGTCTCCTCTTACCACGATCGGTCTTACACCCACGTTCAACCAATTGAATCTCGGTTTCAATACATACACGGCAACAAACGTTTCAACCAGTCTGACGATTCTTCCTGGTCCTGGTATAGCCTTTCAGGACGCAGGTCCCGGGCTCCGTACAAATTATCTCTTTTCACGTGCATTCCAAACGATTGCAGTGAATGGGCAGCAAACACTTAGTGCATTTTCAAATGCAACCCTCACACCCACACTGAACTTTTCAACCTCGGGCTCCGTGCAGATCACGACAGACACTCGAACCAATACACTCTTTTTCAACACTGGAAACCAGTTTATTAATGTAATCTCAAATGCGAGCACTGTTACATTGGTACCTAGGGCACCCTTTCAGACATTCACTTCACAGACGGTTTCCACTTTACAGTTCGCAGGGATCGGTGATGTTTTTCTTACGACGAATATGAATACAAACACTGTAAATTTCAATCTACGTGGATACTCTCAGACATCGTATACTGCACTCAGTGGCGAGGTCTTTACACTCGCTTCTACCATCGTAGGGCAGATCAGCACAACGTATCTTCAAAAACGTGATTTGTCTACGGCAATTTCTGTCTACTCCACGACGATTGCACAAGCGTACGCCCTTTCCAACATATCCTCCGCGACTTCCACAATCACCTATTCTGTCTGGCTCGCAACCCAGTCCACATTTAGTACCAATGCATACTCCACCCTCACCATGATTTCAACGCAAAACTACATAACACTTTCAACCATCAATGGTACAAATTTCGAGGGAATCTCATCGATCTCCTCACTTCTTTCCATAGCTCTTGTATCCATTTCCACCACAACATTTAACCAGCTATCGAATCTCTCTACGACTCTGCCGCAGAATATTTCAACGATCTCCTCCTATTATTATGGTGTGAATCAGTCCACCCTCAGCACATTCATCTATGGTACACTCGCAAGTACCACTGCTGGGTATTCCACTTTTTACAGCACGCTTGCAAATCAATCCTTCAGTACAATCTATTCCTTCAGTACACCGATTGTGAGCAGCCAACTCATTAGCACAACATCCTCTCTTCTTTCTCAGGTGTCCACCTTTTACACGTACATGTCCACCTTATCCACGACCCTCACCTCAACCTTCGTTGGAACTCTTGCAACTCCTCAGAATATCATAAGTTCAATCGGATACACTGGTTCCTATGGATATTCACTACCCTTTTCTGCAGAGGTCGCAACCTCCAATGTGACCATCAGCACAGCCTTCTTCAGCTTGAGCGGTATAGTGAGTAGTTTCTCCTCGAATGCATCGATTCTTCTCGAATTCAACCCAAATCTCCAATTTCCCGCAGGAAGGAGTATCTCCACACCGAATCAGACCCTTTCCACCTATATTGTCTATGGAAACCAAGGAACACCTCTCCTCGACACCACCTTTTCAGACACTTTTCAAATGAACCAGTATGACCCGAATGTGTCTCTTTCGAACCCTTATTCTCGTCTTGTGAAGTTACGCCTCGATCCCACGTTTGTTAGACAAAACGGAGTATCTAATTATTTCGTGATGCACAGATCTCCTGGACTTTTTAGCAGCATCAATGCATCACAGCAAACCCTTCATATTCTTCCCTCGCAGCGTAATTCCCTTTACTTGAATATCTTCAATACTAGATAGAGATGTCTGCTAGGCGCACATATGACACAGATAATATAACATTACGCACTATCTATGTTCGTGGTGCACAAAATACGGAAATACCAAGCACATCGGCGCTTACGGCAGATGGAGTCGGTGGCACACGTTGGACACATCCCAGCAGCTTAGGAACCTATACGTTTAACTTCATTTCCACTGATGTTTCTTTGCTCGCATCCGACCTTTCTCTAAACAATGTCCTCTATCTCAATGGCGGGCAAGGTATAGGAATCCAGAGCAGCATCGTAAATCCTAGACAGACAGCGGTTTTCTATTCAAAGGCTTATCAGGCCTTTAACATCACAAATAGCGGTGCATACATGATGGCGACCGACAATGGTACAGGAAATCTAGTGAACTCAACCATCAATCTCTCCACTACATCACATGCCGTGTTCTTCACACTCGATTCGACTATCCAGACCCTATATCTAAATACAAACCCGATGAAGATCCTTGTTCCTTCACAGACTGCGAACATTTCATCGGTTACCTCAAGTATTCTTGCAAGCAATATTTATCCTGCGGCAAGTGAAATATCGTATGAAAGCACAAACTCCACGATTCGTTTTCTAGGCCTTGGTGATATTCAACTTTCCACTCTAAATTTCCCCCAAAAGGCCGTTTTCTTTGGAATCAGCACGTTCACCAGCCGCGGATATCTCTCTCTAAGTGGAGATATCTATACAACGCGCAACATCAAGAGTAGCGTTGGCCTTACAACCTCCAATTCACTTATAAAAACCCCGACACAACCCATTTCGTATTTATCAACCTTTTACACAGCCTACTTTACAGCAGGGTACACGGGTGGTATTGCTGCACCCCCTGATGCTCCTCTTATCTGTACAATTGTAAGCAGTCTTGGATTTCCGTATTACCCTGCAGGGCTTCGTGGGCCCAGTACTCCAATCCAGAGTTTCGTAGACGGACCACCTGCAAACCCTTACACCGCGAATATCTATGAGTATATTCCCACATCAAATACGATACAGTGTGTAGTATCAAGCTTAACTCTAAATCTTCAGCCTTACTCGACGATCATTTCGAAATATTCCGCATCCACATCGGTCCTTATTGATTACAAGCCCAAGTTCAATTTCAGAACGACCGCCTTGGATACAAATCTACAAATTCCAGAACTCACCGTTTCTTCTTTCATGACGTATGGAGAGTTTCTTGTCCCAGGATCGGCACATGAAGAATACTTTTATCCATCGAATTTACCAACAGCCACTGCACTTTATGTAAATAATCCGTATTCAGGAAACCTCACACTTCCATTAAATCTAGGATTTGTCTTGTCCACAAATTATATAAGTAATTATGTTATGCAACACTCGATACCGGGTGCAGTTGCAGGATACTCAAATGCAAACGGCGCATGGCCACCTACGCAGTTTAACGTGGTTCGTTCTGGGCTTTCTTCTACTGCCTTTTATACTGCAACCGGCCAAAATAATTCAGCATTTGTAAGTATTCTACAATAAGTCCCGGCCACTAAGTAGATGGCGAGGATTACCTTTAAAAAAAGAAGATACCAAAACATAACACGCAAAAATAAACAATATGGTGGCAGTTTTATAAAGACATCACCCGCATTCAGTACGTTCAGGTTGGAGTCTTCAAAATTAAAATCTTACATGAATAATCTTTTTGCAAATACGAATATTCATAAGTTTCTCTCTGAGATAAAACTGTCTACGCGCCCCGCGGCAGTTCGTGTTGCCTTCTATCGATACCTAGATACAGTGTTCAATGAGACTCTTTCTCCTAGAGAAGTGAAGAGTACATTGTCCTTGCTCATCCCTCGTGTATTCACAAACGTACCCGATCGAATGGAAGGAGAGTCATATAATATTGTTAAAATTTGCAAGGATCTGCAAACTACTATCAGACTTCTTAAATCAATTCCAAAGGGAGTCTCTCATCATGATCACCACTATTCAATTGTCTACACCGAGGGCTTTATGAAAAAGTTACTGAATGAAGGAATTTTAGAGCAAAAAGGTCTGATCCTTGTCTTCATTCCAGAGTATGAAAATGTTGGAGCAGAAATAAGAGAAAAACTACAAGGTGTTATTCCAGAGAATACTCTCTGTGTATTTCCAAAAGATGCTCCTCGTGAAGGACTGTATGTTGTGAGAAATGATCCTACGATTACAACGAGAATAACAGTGAACGAGTTCTCAGATAATAAAATGAAATACACTCTTCACGACGTGCAAGAGGGTCTGATTCATATAAACGAGGCACTCTCTGTTCTTCAGATAAATGAAACCAATTATTCAGTAATCAACACATCTAAGAAGGCGTGGGCATTTTTAGAATATGCAGCAGAAAGATACAAGTGGGTTGTGAATAATTACATACTAGTTGAAGAGTCTTGGAAATATGCAGCCATCATTGCTAAAGAAGAGAATATGCAGGAGTTACAAGTGAAGTATACGTTTAATCTGTGGAATTGGACAGAAGACTTTCGTATCAAATCATACGATATGGATACATCTTGTTTAAAAGCTGAAGATTTTTCTTCTGGAGAACTGTGTCCCTCTGATAAAGTAAGAAAACGATATTTTACAGATTTGAATGAATTCCTATTACAATTAAAACGTGAAACGGGTGTATCCATTCATATTATTGTGGGTGCAGGGCGCCCTACAAATATGGAATCACTTATGACAGCTATTTGTAAATTTAATACATATAATTCATTTAACACGTGTTTACCCGAACCGCTCATTATCGGTTACGACATGTATGGCCAAGAAGATATAAGTAAACTGAAGGCGGAGAAACATACATCCCTTCTCACATCCCTTGCGAGAAAATTCACTGCTCGTGCACGTGTTGCCCCCAGCGATCCGACTCAATTAACGTATTCAATTCTTCAAGAGAGCCTCAAAAATTTTAAGGAGAATGCTCCAAACAAGGATGATATTTCATTTACTCTCCATGCAGGGGAATCGTATAGCACAGATAGAGATGCCGCAGGGATGCAGAATTTAGAACTCGCGGCGAACCTCGATGCACTCCGCATTGGCCATGGAATCGTCTTAAAATCAAGTGATCGCCTTATGAAGATCTATAAACAAAAGAAGATCCTTGTTGAACTGTGTCCTCTGAGCAATTCACTTCTTGGGTTTGTACCCGATGCAGAAAAACACCCTGGTGCCACACTCTTACAAAAAGATGTTCTTGTTAGTATTAATACAGATAATCGCGGGCTTCTAAACTATGATTATGTCTCCTATGATTGGCTCGACCTTGTTCTATTCTCTGATCTTTCGAATAAGAAATCAAGGGCTGCCACCAAAGATGTCTATACGAATTTAATAAAGATTGCATGGGATTCAATCAACTCTGCCTCAAGTATTCCTCGCATTAATGACGAAATTCGCGAGCGCTGGGTTGCCGCTTATGAAGCGTTTAGCGGAAATCCCTCTCTCTTTGCCAGCTCAACGGCCCAAGCCTCAAGTCTTCCATTTGTAACTGCAGTTGGACGATAGGGCCAAGGACTCAAGTACACGGCATTGGGCGCCTTGTGAGCCCGAATCCACGCTAAATGGACCATGTGTCCTAGCCATTTTATGAAATAGTCCTGCCCCCTCGTATTTTCAGCATAGTTGCTGCGAATCTGAAGGGCCATCCTCTCCTTAAAAGGCATTTCTTCAGGATAATCGACTGCAAACTGCTCAAGCAGACGTGTAAACCAGTCCTGGATAACCTCTCGACGCCAGAGGGTCGCTTGAAACGTAAAACGGAAGGTGTCTTGCTCGGTAATGGGTGCCCATTGCCCTGGTCCCGTTGGTCCAGGGCACCTGTCTCCATTAACTGGTCCCGTTGGTCCTACAGGACCAGGGCAAGGCATCCATCGCATCGACGCAATTGCTGTAAAACTATCCATTTTTTCTATACTTTCCTCGATAGCACTTCGGCGTACATCTCTTTCAAGAAGAAAATCTTCCTGCATCGGAAGAACATATCGTATTTCAGGAGGAAGAAGGCGAATCGCAGCCGCACGACTCTCTAAAAATCCAGAATCCTCGAGTGAAAGCTCAAGAATCTTTACATCGTATGTTCGGCGAAGGAGGTCGCAGATCGGGTCATCGGGATACTCTGTCGCCAGATAGACAGGCCACTTGAGCCCCTCCGCATATCTGCGAAGAAGAATCATATGCAGCGGCAGTAAATAAAAGTACTTGGGCGTACTATTCAGCAGGTAGGCCACATCAACTCTGTCCATTTCTATAGACTGTTTTTTTCTCTCTAAGCCTAAACCTTGCTCACCTTTCTAAAGAAGAATGATGAGTACTAACCCAAAGACAGGTAAACCTATCAGAATCCTCCAAACAGAAACAAGTACATGGAAAGATGCAAAAACCATTGTATGGATCGATAAAGATACAGACCTCAGTGTACCGTGGGAGCGGTACGAGGTAGGTGCTGTGGGTGCAGAGATGATCTCTCCCAAGGTAACCGTGGCAGTGTTCCTCGCCGCGGCAGATGCCAAGTGGATTCTCGATGGAAAGGCTGACACGGTGAAGATCATCTTTGCGAGTAAGGCCACCCTAGATGCGGTGGGGGAGGAGAAGATCAAGGAACTCAAGATTACCAATCTCATTTGCCTCGACGAGGTTGGCGAGCTCTTCCAGTTCCTCGGCGACCGCTGGGACGGCACGGAGAATGACGCATGTCTTCTAGCATCGTGTTTGCTGCGAATGGCTATCGTGTATGGACGGACCCCTCAGTCGAATCGTGGTCTCGTGAAGGTTATACCCGAGAGGAAAAAGCCTTCTCAGCTCTGGATGATTAGCCAGTATTATATCCCAGTCGCAGAGGAAAGGTCCAAAGAACTCAGGTATTGTCTTGACAAGAATATTGCATGCTCTTTTATCGACAAGATCATTCTTTTGAATGAGAAGGATCTCAAGTCGCGTCTTCCCACGTCTGAGAAGCTGCAGCAGCATGTGATCGGTAAGCGTCTCACCTATAGGAAAGTGATTGAGTGGATTCACGCGAATGTACCTAACGACGTGATCGTCGTGTTTGCAAACAGTGATATTCATCTCGACGACACCTGGAGGTCTGTATGGGATACAAATATGGAGAACAAATTCCTTTCTCTTTTGCGGTATGAGGCGAAGGAGGGGCAGCCAGAGGACCAAAGTGAGCTCTTTGGCCCGAGGGCGGACAGCCAGGACACATGGGCCCTGCTGAGTGATTCTGTGAAGTCGCGTACATGGGATATGAAGGGCCTTGATTTCTCGTTCGGTCGTGCGGGCTGCGACAACGCAATTAACGTGGAAATGCTCCGTGCGAAGATGCTGGTTGTGAATCCTGCTCTCACCCTAAGAACGCATCACATTCACACAAGCCAGATTCGTACCTATGATCCCGAGGACATTGTCGATAAGCCGATGTATTTCTATATTCATCCCACGGGACTTCATCATATGAATCCTTATACTGCAATGCCCACGGAAACTCAGTATAAGAAGCTGCAACCCGCTTCATTCACTCGCCCCGTGAATGCAACCTCAGAGACGAAGGCCAAGACCTTCTGTACGATGGTAAAGCGTGGAGAAAAGTATAGCCTTTCTGCAGCCGATACAAATACATTCACGTCGCAGCCGATCCAGATTTACAAGACAAAGGACACATTTCAGACACCAACGGGTCTTGGATATTCCTATACGTCTCTCTTTGTGGGAGGATCAAAGAAAGGATCCGAGATGTGGTCTGCCGCGCAGATTAGTGGATTATCTCCGTGCCTCTCCATCGAAACGGGTCTTATTGCACCTCTTCCTGATGAGATTGCAGACAGCGCACAGAAGTACATGATTCATTATCTTGCAAACATTCTTTTGCTCAGAAAGGAGGCAGGAGGAAAGGGCGAGTTCTGGTCTCCTCGCGAGAAGCCGTTTCTCGATATACTCCAGTTGTTCAATTGGGGCCGAGCAGATGTTCCCGTTCTACCCCGTGAATCCGATATGCAGGTCTGGTGTAAGGAGGCATATGTACTCTTGCCCCAGGACAATGCCTTCGTGCTCAAGGAACACTGTGACATTCTGCGCGAGTCGTTCAGGGGCGAATGGATTTCTACACCCTCGTCGAAGATTGTTATCTTTGCAGACGACACCTATTATACACAGGAGTTCATTAAGACTTTAGAAGAGAAGAATCCTTCTCTGGAGATCGAGGTCGTCTGGCCTTTCCGCACATCTCCTGTTGTTCTTGTTAATAAATTGCTTGGGGCCAAGGCTGTTCTCTTTTCAGGAGACAGCTGGGCGTGGCTCTGGCTCGCACCGACGGGAGCAAAGGTAATTGAAATACAGAATGAAATGGAACCGGATGCAGATGGGCTTCATATGGCACGGGCGGCCGGTCTCGCCCATTCTCTTGTGATTGCGCCAAAGGGTACACCGACCACAGCGGGAAAGGCCAATCTTCTTAAGTCGGTCTATGATGAACTTCTGCGTGAGCCCGTTGTAGAGAAGAAGGCACTTCCTGTTCTCTATATGCCGTGCAAGCCTCTTGAAGACTTTTTCGGACATGCAGGGGATAGCTTTCGCGAGACTGCCAGGATATGGGAGGAGAGGGGATACGTTCGTATTGTGGAAGACAAGACGATTACACAGGTCTGGCTCGGCGGGATTGGAAATGTTCTTCTCTATGATCGCCCGACACTTGAATGGCTCAATCGTGCACCGGTCGATGAGAAGAAATACAGGGTGGGTCTTTTTGGAAACCCGACGCCTCCTCAGGGTGGAAAGAGCTGGAGCTTCTGGCCGCGTAGACCTCGAATGGTGGAGCAGCTCGTGAAGCAGGAAATGACGGGAAAGACATTTGCGGAGAGATCCCAGCTTCTTGTCTTCTATGGAAAGGTGGAGAATGGTGTTCAGAAGGAGAGGAGAGTGGGAGTGAATTGGCCCACCGTCTGCAGTGAGTTTGTAATGCCCGTTGGAGTTTCAAAGGAGTACCCGTTTACACAAGAAGAATATCTTCTCAAGTTGGCGGATGCAAAGTTTGGTCTTTGTTTACCTGGATATGGATGGAAATGCCATCGTGAGGTGGAATGTATGGCGATGGGCGCAGTCCCTATCATTACTCCCGGTGTAGATATGACGTATGCAGATCCACCCGTGGAGAATGTACATTATTTTGTAGCACAGACTCCTCAGGATGCAAGGAGAATTGCAGAGGGTACGACAGAGGAGGTATGGGCAGCAGCTTCTGCTGCATGCAAGGAGTGGTGGAAGAAGAATAGTAGTGCAGATGGAATGTGGGATAGTACGAAGGTATACATTTAGTCTCACCATTATAATAGGAAATGGCAGGAATATTAGATAAATTAATCCCTATACAAGCGGGTGGTGAGCCCACAGCAGTAAACATTGCAAAGGAGGCTATTCTTAGTCTACCCGCAAGAAATGACCCGGTCTCAAAATCTATGATTATGTCGGCTATGCCAACAATTCCATCTACTGCTACAGCTCCAGTGATACCTGCAAACATACCCTCCGTGCTTCAAGCTCCTCCCTCAGTACCTCAAGCTCCTCCCTCTGTACCACAAGCTCCTCCCTCTGTACCTCAAGCTCCTCCCTCTGTACCACAAGCTCCTCCCTCTGTACCTCAAGCTCCCACAACTGCATCAGTTAATTTATCAAAACTTTCTGCAATAACACCAAGTTTATTGAGTGCTGGTCCAGCTGCTGCAGCAGCACTTGCAGCAGCAGCTACGGCAGCAGCTGCTGCCACGGCCGCTTCAAAGGCTTCTGTTGACGCGTATGCTGCAGCCGCAGCACTTACGTCTCAAACGGGAGGAATGACTCGTCGTAAACGATCGAAGGGTCGCAAGAAGTCCACACGTAGACGAAACTAGTTACGTTATTTTAGGGTATACTTTATATCTTTTCTATAAATATAGAGAATGCCCACCAATACCCTCAGACGTCGTGTAAATCTGAGGAAAAATGCAACTCTTCAAAGAAAGCGACAGAGTGGTGGTCAAACGACTGGCGCTTCTGTAAATGCTACCACTGCCGCTGCCACACAAGCTGCTGCAAATGCTGCTGCCGCGGTAACCGCTGCGCAGCAGCAGTACACGCAGCTTATCTCAAAGCAGGCCGCATATAAGAGTCTAGATAATTCCGCACTTGCAGCGGTCACTCAAGCGTCAGCTGATCAGGCAACTGCTAAGAAGGCGCTAGAGGAGGCACAAGCTTTGAAGAGCACTGCAAACTCAGAACTATCTGCAGCTGAAGAGGTAAAGAAGACGGCCAACGCCGACGCTGTGAAGAAGCAAAAAGACTATTCTAGTGCGCTTCTTGATGAGCAGACAGCGAAGGGAGACCTGAATGCGAAAGCGTCTATTGCGGCCGCTGCGCAAGCAGTTGCCGACTACCAGGACACCCTGGTAACTGCTGCTACGGCAAAAGTTGCCTCTACCTCCGCCGCCGTTACAGATATTCTTCTCCTCCCTGCACGCAAAGCTGCTGCTGCATATGCGGCCGCCGCATTTGTGCGTCCTCCTTCTATGACAGTTACACCAGGTATCCCTGCATCAACCGTGCTCCCTCAGTGCAAGAATCTCGGCAGACCTTCTGACGACTGGTCTTACCGTTATTTCACCTCGTTTGAATGCATTGACACACTGGGCGGAGCTCTTCGTATGGACGGCCGCTGTATCACCGGTGGAACTGTAACTGAACAGGTCGACTCGAAGTGCACTGCACCTGCAATGGCCACGGTTGACTTGAAGTGTGTTTCGGGCGGATCCGATCTTTCCGCTACATGCGCTGACCTCAATAAGTACGACTTCTTAACGGATAATACAAAGACTGCTGCGAAGCTTGCGACTGCCGATCTGGCCAAGGCGATCCTTGTGCCGGCTGAGGCCTATGCTGCGCAGGCTGCGACAACTCCGGCCCCTACAGCCACGGTTCCTGGAATTACCCAGGGTCTCCCTCCGACAGGCATGTTACCCCAGTGCAAGTACCTCGGTCGTCCCTCTGCGGATTGGCTCTCACGTCTCTACAATGCCACGGATTGCGCTGTCCTAGGCGGAACCCACACGGCTGCGACGAACAAGTGCGTACTGAACGGATCCGACCTTTCAGTTGATTGCCAGCCCCTCAACAAGTACACATTCTACACGGATGCAACGAAGGTTGCTATCCAGACGACAGCGGCGGCGAGCGCGCATGCCCAGATTGCGATTACCAAGCCGCCCCCTGCAAACTTCACGATCAATGTGGGTCTCCCCCCTGCGACAGTGGTTCCTCAGTGCAAGTACCTTGGTCGCCCTTCAGATGACTGGACAAAGCGTATCTACACAGAGGCCGAGTGCGATGTCCTTGGTGGAACCTTTAACGCCGACGGTACCTGCGGTGCTCTTTCCACGACATGTGCTGAGCTGAACAAATACAACTTCAACACGACGGTAACTGCCGAAGTAATTGCGGCGACCAACCTCTCCCTCACAAATGCTCTTGTTACACCGGCTGTCGCCCACGCCACAGTTGCCGCGCTCAACCCGCCTCCGGCCAGCATCACTGTCGCTGCAGGAGCTCCTCCCACTGGATTCATGCCGAAGTGCAAGTATCTGGGTAAGCCGTCCAATGATTTCGCCTCTCGTCTCTACAATTCTTCCGAGTGCAGCTTAATCGATATCAATGCAAATCTTGATGAAAATGGTATCTGCACAGCTGGAACCAAGAACTATTCAACGGAATGCTCGCCGCTGAACAAGTATGATTTCGTTATCGCAGGTGTGACGGATGTTAGCGCGGCGGCTGCCAGAAAGGCGGCGCTAAACCCTCCTACCGTCGTCGGCATTGATGGAGCAAAGGCCTTCGCCAAGGCCAAGGCCCTCTACAAGTTCCCTACTGGCTTCACCGTAACGGCTGGTCCCCCGCCCCCTGCTGTCCTCCCCCAGTGCAAGTACCTCGGTGCGCCCTCTGATGATTGGCAGACCCGTATCTACAGCTCGCTCGACTGCTTCAAGCTGGGTGGCACGTACAGTGCGAATGGAAAGTGCCTTGTTGGCGGAGCAGATTTTGGCGTTACATGCAAGGACCTGAATAAATACGATTTCGTAAACGCCGACACAACGGCCGATGCGACGGCTGCTAGAACAGCGGCCCTGGCAACCCTTACGGCTCCTGCCGCGGCCTTTACTTCTGCGGGCACTCCTCCTTCCACCGTAACGGTAAAGGGCGGGCCTCCCCCGATCTTCCTCGCCCCTTCTTGCAAGTGGCTAGGAAAGCCTTCCGCCGACTGGCTCAGCCGTATCTACCTCAGCACTGAGTGCGAGACACTTGGAGGAGTCTGGCAGAGCCTCCCTACCACCCTGGGTTCTTGTGCGGTTGGCACAGGGGCTCCAACACAGAAGACGCAGACAGAGTGCACGGCTGCGGGTGGAACATGGACAGCCCCTGCAGGTACCTATGGAACCTGCATTGGAGGCACCACCACCACGGGTACATCGAGCGCGATCTCTTCTTGGTCTACCACGTGCGCGGTGATCAACCCTTACAACTTCGTTGCCCCCACACAGTCTGGTGGCAAAAGAAAGACCCAGCGCAATGGATACCGCAAGGCCAAGAAGACATACAGACAGCGTAAAGCCGAGCGCAAACTTAATAATAGAAAGTAAATATGCAGGGCGGCTCAGTTGAGCTTCTTGAAGTCTTTGGCGATGATCTCACTGTTGTAAATGCTGCACGTGTCTCCTTTGGAAAAGAGTCCAAAGAGCTGATCGAGCGCGACAAGAAGCTGATTAAGTATCTTGCAGAGCATGGACACAATTCCCCGTTCTTTCATCCAATTGCGCGATTTCGGATTAAGATGCCAATCTTTGTGGCGCGCGAGTGGTTTCGCCACACGGTTGGATTTGCGCGTAATGAGGTGAGTCGACGCTATGTCGATGATCCGCCCGAATGTTACATTCCATCGGAAGAAAACATTCGTGAGAGAGATTCAAATAAAAAGCAGGGGTCGAAAGACGACTCAATTAAGGATGCAAAACTTGCTC